ACGGGTGCAACAGTGCTACAGTTCAGTGTACTTGAAAACAACTGGCCAGTACAAGTGCCAACACTGCTTTATCCCGGCATGAACTGGCGAGATATCCTTCGTGATAAAAAGAAATCTGAGGGCATTCAGCCTTTTGCCAAAAAAGGCCATCCGAACGAAAAAGGTCACGAAATTATATCAAAACACTTGATTGAACACATAAAGCATGCTAAACTAATAGCATAATGATAGATGTTCTAAGTTACTTGCCAAATGAGCGCAAAGCTACAGTATCTGGTTGGATTAGTTTCAACGGCCCTTGCTGTGTTCACAATGGTGAAAGCCAAGATAAACGCAAACGCGGTGGCATACGCCAACAGGATGACGAGTGGAGTTATCACTGCTTTAACTGCGGCTTTACTGCTAGCTTTACACCCGGGCGTCCAGTAAGCTACAAAGCAAGACGCTTGCTGGAATGGCTAGGTGTTGACAGTATAGATATTGAGCGTCTTAATTTGGAAAGTCTTAAACGCAAAAGCCTACTAGACTTAACTACTGAACGCAATCAAATACGTCACGTAGATGCTGATTTCAAAGAAACTGAACTGCCCGAAGGTATTGAATTGATACATCACAATGATCCACAGCATCAACGATATGTTGAATACCTAGCAAGTAGAAAAATACAGTTGCCTTATCCACTGCTTGTTGACAAGAAACGCGGACCGCGTGACAGGATTGTAGTTCCGTTTACATACAAGAACAGAATTGTAGGACACACATCAAGATACTTGGATAATCGCATGCCCAGGTTTATTAACAGTCAGCAGCCAGGTTATGTGTTTGGTTATGACTTGCAAAAGCCACATTGGACCAGTGCTATTGTTACAGAAGGCATATTTGATGCACTCAGTATCAGTGGCTTGGCTGTTATGCATGACACTATTAGTCCACAGCAAGCACAACTGCTAAAACAACTAAAGCGAAAGATTATTGTGGTACCAGATCAGGACAAGGCTGGGTTAAGTATAATAGACGCAGCAATTGAACATCGGTTTGCAGTAAGCATACCAGAATGGCCTGATGATGTTAAAGATGTAAATGACGCTGTGGTCAAATATGGTGTTGCAAGCACACTGTTGCAAATACACAAAAACGCTGAAACAAGCAAGATCAAAATTGAAATGTACAAAAAACGTCTACAAAGGAAAATAAATGAGTAAGTTACATATCTTTGGAGACAGCTATAGCACACCAAATTATCTGGTACAACCCAATGAGAGTTGGTGGGGATTGCTGTCACACAATCTTGATGTAACTGATATTGTAAATTGGAGTTGGTGGGGGAGTAATCTTGACAATATCGCTCATACTATGTTTTGCTATCAGGATCAGATATTATCCGATGATTATGTAGTAATTGCTGTACCACCGTTAATACGAGTTACAGTATTTGAGCCTAACACTGCTGATGAGCTGCCAGTTAAACCGTCGGTAATAACATATAACTCTACTTTGTCACAAACTAAATCAGAACTAATTCTTAGTCATAGCGGTTTAATAGGCAAAAGCGTAACCGACATGGGAAAGTCTTATGTACAAGGATGGAATCCTGGTTATGCTGAGGCAGTAGCAATTAGAACTATTGGATTGCTTTTAGGAAACTTCAATGTTAAAATAATTGTAGTAAATGCTAGTATGCCATTTCAAGAACCAACAATGTGGCCCACACTTGGTATGGCCCAGGCACAACTGCAAAACGATAGTCGAGTAGAGTTACAGAATACCTATTACAGTGTAAATCTAAACAAGCATATACCAGTTGATTATGACAAATGGGGCTGGAACGGGCACCACGGTCCAGCCGGCAATTTAGAATTTTATACACAAGTAGTAAAACCAATTGCACAAGGACAACAGTGGCTATGATATACTTTGGAGGATGTAGTATTACCCAAGGCGATGGCTTTGCAGAAAAAAAAGAAGATCCAAAAATTTATCCTAACCTGCTGTTAGACGATATAATCAATGATAGTGAAAGTGGAAGTAGTAATTTAAAAATTTTTCTAAAAGCTGCCACTGCTATTGTTGATAATCTAGCTGATGTATATATTATACAGTGGAGTGCAGTGCATCGTCATTGGATATACCCTGCTCCTGATTTGGGAATATATCTGTCAGATACTGAAAATAAACATGTTAAATGGTACCAAGAACGAAATCACGATTACGGGAACATAATACAACTGACACAATTTTGTAGAATACTTCAAGATCTGGCAGCAAGTCATAATGTAAAATTACTGTTCATCAATGGTCTTGTTAATTGGAATAATGATATTAATTGGATGAAAGAACTAGTAGCCGACGCTAGCAGTGATCATGAAAGATTTATTGAAAACTTGCAAAACAATATGGAATTGGTAGATTGGAACTTGTGGATCAATCCTTGGAATAATATCTATGACACAAAATTTGATGTTGCTGAAGATGGATTACATCCAGGGCCACTAACACATAAACACATAGCCGACCAGATAAGGGATAAATTAATAGCATGACTGATTACACATATGACGTACAAAAATTATTCCTAGAAATGATAATGCAAGATGCAGAAAGCTATCTGCGTGTGCAAAATATTTTCAATGTGGAAAACTTTGACAGAGACTTGCGCGATGTAGCAGAGTTCATTTACGATCATGTTGACCAACACAAAACACTTCCGGAGCGTTCGCAGTTAAAAGCAGTCACAGGAACAAACTTGCAGGAAATTCCAGATCTCAATGAAGGTCACACTGATTGGTTTTTAAGTGAGTTTGAAAGTTTTACAAAACGCAGTGAACTGGAACGTGCTATTCTCAAAAGTGCAGACTTGCTGGAAAAAGGAGACTATGGTCCAGTTGAAAAATTAATCAAGGATGCAGTGCAAGTGTCGCTGACCAAGGATATGGGCACAAACTATTTTGCAGATCCTAAAGCTCGAATTGACAAGTACTTTAACAGCGGCGGACAAGTAAGTACAGGCTGGCCGCAACTGGATAGATTGATGTATGGTGGATTCAGTCGCGGAGAACTAAACATCTTTGCTGGCGGATCAGGTAGTGGTAAAAGTTTGGTTATGATGAACTTGGCACTAAACTGGTTGCAGCAAGGACTCAGTGGTGTGTATATCAGTCTTGAATTGAGTGAAGAGCTTACCAGTTTGCGAACTGATGCAATGCTAACCAATACCAGCACAAAAGAAATACGCAAAGACATGGACACAGCGGCCATGAAAGTGAAAATGATGGGCAAAAAGTTTGGCGAGTATCGTGTAAAAGCATTGCCAGCACAGAGCAACATCAATGATATACGAGCGTACTTGAAAGAAGTGCAAATACAAACTGGTATCCGTGTAGACTTTATTATGATTGACTACTTGGACTTGCTTATGCCTGTAAGCACAAAGGTTAGCCCGAGCGACCTGTTTGTCAAAGACAAGTATGTAAGTGAAGAACTGCGTAATCTGTCGCAGGAATTGGGTATGTTGATGGTAACAGCAAGTCAGTTGAACCGAGGTGCAGTAGAAGAAGTTGAATTTGATCACAGTCATATATCAGGTGGTATCTCGAAGATTAACACTGCTGACAATGTGTTTGGTATCTTTACAAGCAGAGCAATGAGAGAAAGAGGACGCTATCAAATTCAGTGTATGAAGTCGCGTAGCAGTACAGGCGTAGGACAAAAGATTGATCTTGACTACAACATTGACACCATGAGAATCACAGATAGCGGTGGTGACGAAGCAGCACAAGGACAGCCAGCAGCAAGTTCAATCATGGCAGGACTAAAAGCCAAAAGTCAAATGGTGCAAAAAGACGTAACTGACAGTATGCCAGCAGATGTACCCAAAGTAGAAGCCGAAGTACAAAGCAGCAAACTAAAACAGATGCTTGCAGGTATTAAGCAAAAAGGTTAAATATCATTTGGATATTTGCCTATATTTGTTGTCGACACCAAATAACATTAACTAATACCAAAAGTGCTAAATACAACAAAGGGTAAAAGTCATGCATAAAAAGACTCGTAGCATCTTTGAAGAAT